CCTAGCCTTATTGTTCTCAGCTAATAATGGCATACCATAAAAAACACAAGCCATTAAAACATCTTCAAAAAATATCTCAGCAGTCTGCGGTCTTGCTATATATTCTAAAAAAAATTCATTCGTTGGAGCTTCCTCCATGTGAAACTTAGTCATACCATGTAAAGCACCATTTGAGCCTCCACCACCAACAACTCCTGATATGTCATAAGGGTCACATCCAAAAGCACCCATGTGCTCATTACCAGGATACTTCTTTCCACCTCTTGTTATGACTCTATTTCTCACTTGTTGATTTGGAATCCAAGATACTAAAAATCTACCATTCTTATCAGGTGTCCATACTACCTCACTATCTAACTTACCATTCTTCCAATGGAAATAACCTCTTGTTAAAACGTGATCCTTAATTAACGAATCATTGTAGTCAATCTGTTGGTATATCTTTGTCAAATTAAATACTGATTGTTTTGATTCATCCCTAAATGCATGTGATTCAGTTCTAGGGAATTGTCGGTAAAATTCATTCAATGCATCTGAGTCACTTTTCAATGCAGCAACTTCATTGTTCCACCAAGTAATAACTCCTTGCGTTATTATCTCCCCATCAATACCTTTGACATGGTTACTATGATTTTCAAATACAGGCCAACCATACTCATCTATATATCCTTCAATATTCCACTCCATTGGAATAAATAAAGAATATAAACCGCTTTTAGTTTGTCCATTTGCAGATCTCGATGTTGGATTACTATCGTTGTATAATTTTTTGAAGTTCTCTCCACCTTTCGACAATGCATTCGATGTAGAACCCATCATACACTTACCAACTATTTTACTACCTAACCTAAGACATGTTTTTGTTACTCGCCAGTTATTTAATATGTTTTCAGGCTTCTCCCACTTACCACTTTCATCATGGACAAGCATTAATAACTTCTCACCATCATAACTGTTATCAGCTGTATTCTTCCAGTCAATTGTTGTATCAAGTCCATCAATATCATCTTGATTCTCTTGATCCATATTCTTACGAGTAATCTTACTAGCAGGAACACGAAACGCTAACTCAGTCTTTGGATTGTCCATACCATCCTGAATCGGCTTGAAGAAAAATGGATAGTTTCTTACAATTGGAACAACTTTGTCAGTAAACATTTTCTTAGCATCAGATCCCGTCTTTGATAATATACCAATCCTTGAGTCTCGAACTATTGTACCAGTATTACTTATCTCAGAACTAGACATGAATGAGAAACCAGAACGCCTGTTTTTTAGATAACACATACCAAAAGACCTATTGTCAGCCTTACATGCCTCCCAATATATATAAAATATTCTGTTTGATTCTCGGAAGTCAGGCAAACCAATGTCAATCTTTGTCCATTGCAAATACATATAATGCGTTCCTGTTATATAAGTAGGAACACTATTATTCATAAACCAATAACCATTCTCCCTTTTATCAAACTCACCTTCAATTAAATCAACATACTTTGACTTAAAAGCATTATCTCTTCTATTCCAATCAAATATTGTCTTTATTTTTTGTAGTTCAGTTGGATATTCTTGCGGCTTCCATTTATTATCGAAACTTGCAATTTTTTCAGGTTTCGATGGTATAGCTATCTTTACACTATTAATCTCATATATATCGCCAATAGTTCCATCTTTTGATATAACTACTAAATCATATTTTGAATCATATCCATACTCCCAAGATTTATTTCTGTTCTTAGTTATTATTACATTTTTTGTAATATAATCATCAAGTATTTTGTAAAGATTATTTTCCATTTATATATGCTTTTGCAAAAAGTATTTAATGTTACTTCTTTTTAGCTCTACCTTCTGCGAATCCACCTGTTCCAACAGTTACTGTAGGTACAATGTTATTACTTTTATTCTCCTCTTCCTCAATCTTTTGTAACATATTCAAGGCATCCTCAAATGCTAACCTTTTAGCTGATGCAGCATTCTTTAATTTATCAGCAGATATATCATCTTCAGATCGAGTAATAATAGGTTCTTTTAACACCTTTATTAACTCATCAATTGCAACCTTAGCAGCCTCAAGTATTTCTATTTTTTTAGACATATATTTCGATTATACATTCTATAAAGAATCTCGTTATTAATTCTAAACTCATACTCACTATCTGGAGTAAATGACACAATATCACCAACCTCTACCTCATCTAATTCATCATTCTTAAAAACCAATTCCCCCCACAACTCCTCAAGCCCATTTATAGGACTGAATATTTTATCCTCAGATGGTATTGGTCTAATAAAAACAAATGGAGATGGTGCACTCCAAAGTTCTTTATCTTTAGAGTATAGATATACTTGCTCAGGTTCAACTATAAATAAGTCATCCTTTAAATAATGCCAACTACTCTTCTGTCTGCCACGCATATCATAATAAAACTTAAAAACATTATGGTGAACTACAACAATGTCTCCAGATACTATTGGTCCATTATAATAAATTGGAATAGATACTACTTCAGCAAATCTATTTGATACAGTATGATCTTCTTGAGAGGTACTTACAATGAACTCAGTATTACCATAAGTTCTTATGTTATCATACCTCCTACCATCAATTGGCTTGATGATAAAACAGTATGGTGATTTCATTAGAAATTTATATTAAATTCAATTGATACAGGTACATTACTTGAAAACTCTTTCCATAAAGTAATCTCATCGTTTTTGATAATATATAACTTTACACCATCTTCATTTCTAATTATTTGATAGATAGAATAATTTTTATCAAGTACTTCCTGACCTACAGTATAGTTCATTGATTTCATATAATCAGGACCAACTGATATTTTCCTAATTATACTCACCTGTTTGAAGATTAATCGTAATGTCACCATACTTAGCAATTATCTCTTCTTGATATTTTGCTAAATCATGTACAGCCACTTCTAAATTAGATAATGTAGCAGTCTTTTGATTTTTAAGCCTTTCAAATGAAAGCTCAATGTCAGCTACTTGAAACTTAAGTTCTCTAAAATTTCTGTTTAATTCTGTCAATTTAGACAGTTCATCTTGTTCTATTTTTTTCATTTTATTAAATTTATTACAAATATATAAAATATTACATAGATATATACCATGTAGTATTGGAATTATTGTACTGAAAACAAATAGGAGTATTCGCAACTAATGATGAAGGAGCACCTACTATAGCAGTAGCTCCAGGAATTATCCATGTTGTACTTGGTCTATTTGTTGTAGACATAATAACATACTTTAAACCATCAATAGATGAACTTGCCGTAGGTAAAGTTATATCAAAATTAGCTCCAGCTGCACCTGTAAAGTAGGTATTTATATTTACTATAGTATAAGCAATCAACGTAGCTGTAGAAACAACAGATGGAGCTTGAGTTAAGTTATGTAATATTACTCCATGCAGAACTTGTACTTAAATCAGTTGTGTCAACAACTAAATAATATTGAGTTCCATTGTCAATATATTGATGAAAAATAACTCCACCTTCTGATTCAACATATTCACCTATTTGATAAGTATATTGAGGAACATTAAAATCAGATCCATAAAATTGTACTTGATCTCCACTAGAATTACTTCCGAATAATTTATCACTTGATTCTAATGTCTTAACTGGATAATTATTTACTTTCATTTTCCTTGTCCTTTATATTGTTTTTTATAATTCTTACTCGTCTTTGTCTTAGATGTCTTTGTCTTAGCATGGACACCTGGCCTACTTACTTTAGGCCTAGCTACAAATGATGATATGTCTTTTTGTTTTTTCATTATAAATTCTTTAACATCTCAATTACTCTCGGACATGGATATATGTCAGACTTATCTTTACGAACTGAGTTATGTGTAAATATACCATCATCACCTTTCATTGCACGCTTACACAAATCCCAAATATCATCATTATAATCTTTAGGTATGTCATAAGTCTTACATAAATAAACCAAAAGCTGACGCAAACTCTCAATCTGCTCATCAGTATATTTTTGCCAATAAAAATGACCTTTGTAAGGATTATCTAATTTAGTTACATCACTTGGATCAACAACACCACCAACATAATTGTAAAACTTACCGTTCTTTTCTTTTAATGGACCATAATTACAAACCTCAATTCCTATAGAAAATTTATCAAGAGGTTTATAAGGTAAACCCATATTTGAAAAATGAGCATTTTTTAAACCTAAATGGTAGGCCCACTCTCTAGATGAAAAGCATTGAACAATAGTCCCTTTACTTCCAATAATAAAAGCTGTTGCTACTCTATCAGACGTAGTATCCCAATAATTAGCTACAGATACAGCATTCCCACCTCCTGCTGTATGATGTAAATATATCTGATTCTTAGGAGTTTCTTCCTGAAAATATTGAGTTTTTTTGAGTCTATTTTGGATGATTTTTGTTGTATCTAAATCCATTTCCTTATAATATAATTAACTAATAATCCTGTTACAAATATAAATATAAAAACAACAATTGGATTCATGTTAATTTATCTGCTTCTTCTTTTGCTCTTGTTACAAATAATCTTAATGATTTTAATAAGTTAGTACCTGTAACTTCTTCATATTTCTCATTAATGGATTTAACTTCTACAGCTACACAGAAAAATGCTACTATCTTTGTCATTACTAAATCAACAGCTATAAAATGAGCAAGTAAGTCAGCAGCTATATATTTTTCTATTAAAAACACAAATAATATAGCTCCACAATAAAGAAGTGACTTACTTAATACATGTGATAACCTTCTGCTCTTTATAGCATTCCAACCACCCTTCTTAACGCTTCTCCAAATACCAAAGCAAGTGTCTAAAATAATTGCAAGTATCGCAACATATATCATTGGCTTTACTGGTGATATGACTGCTAAAAATGATGTTGCTAGTAATAATGATTTTGTTTTCACAATAGATAATTTTTAATAATTCTGTATGTAATATATAATATCAACAAAATTAATAAAATTCCTATAATATTATTTAGCAGTATCTTATACCAAGGTGTCTTTTGATAATACTTTACAGGAATCTTTCTATAGACTATTCTTTCTATTGGTTTTTCTATATAAATAGTGTCACACTTACCATTTATATATACCTTATCTTTTACTCGCCATACCTTTACTTTAATACGATCTTTCTCTAATATAATTGTATCATAAAGCTCCTTTACACTTACAATAGTATCAACTTCAACTTCAGGAACAGTAATACGAATTGTATCTCGAATTGTATCTTTGACAATCAATGTGTCACTAGTTAAAAGATATGGGTGCTTTTTAATTAGCCTATTGAATCTTCTTTGTGGAGAACAGGCAACTAATATAAATAGTAATGGTATTATATATTTCATTCTATTGGTGGAAATGGTGAAGGCTTAGGCTCAAATGGACTTAATGGAATATCTAATAAATATGCATATTCAGTTGGCTTAATATCTGCCTCATCTGATTCACTTAAGAATAAAAAATATACATCATTAATATCCTGAACAAAATTAAAGAATGTATCAGCATCAAAGAATACACCTTGTAAATCTTGTGCTTGTTCATTTGTTACTATTCTACCTTCCATTTTAATTATATCTACTTAATGCTGTTTGGTAAGTTGTTACAGCTGTATTAAAATTTGCTATATCTGTATCTGTTAATCCATCCCCAATAGATGCGAATTTACATATTCCATTAAAATAATCACTTCCAAAACCTCCAAGCCTTGCAATATTTACATTTGCTGTTGGTCTTACTGTTGAATTTACTGAACCACTTTGAATAGTCCCATTATTTGCAAATTTATGAACTGTTGAAGAAAGTCTACTTGTAATTCTAAATTTAGCACCACCAACATTTCCTAAATTATAAGTAGTGTATGAAGAAGAATTAACCCCATAAAGACCGCCAGAATAAAGTAAAATGTAATTTGGTGCAGTATATGCCCCAATCATACACGCTTGAGTTGAATCAATAAAACCACTTGTAAAATAACTCAAGTGAGAATCATTCAATCCAAGTACTGATGAAGGTTGTATACCAGTATCTGCATAAGTATTAAAAGGGGTCATTCCACTACTTGAATGCGTCCAACCAGTCCCAAAAGTTAAATTATAAGTTCCAGGAGTTTTAAGATTAACAGCATGACTTGAAGCTACGCCACCAACTATTGGATATATTGCCTTAAACTTTGTCCAAATAGAATACCATTTCAAGTCAAGTACTA